AAAAACTGTTGAAATAATTACTCGTGATATTCCTCCGAATCAATCGGCGGTAGAGTTCTTTCTGACGAACAAAGCCTGCGATACTTACAGCAAAGCTCCGGTTGCTATATCGGAAGACGGCGCAGGCAAGCTTGACGCTATACTGGAGGCTATGAAGAATGTCAAATGAATTGATATTTACAGCTAAACAGCAGGAGCTGATGAGTTTGCTAAAGCACAACAAACTACACCGACTTAATCTGCTTGAAGGCTCCGTCCGTAGCGGCAAGACATGGATATCGCTTATTCTTTGGGCATTCTGGATAGCAAACCGCCCTACCGATTACGCCTATCTGATGTCGGCAAAAACGTTGCAAACATTAAAACGTAACTGTTTGATGCTACTGCAGGAGCTTGTCGGTGAAGATAATTTTAAGTATTCTTTGTCTACCAAAGAAGGCAGATTGTTCGGAAGAAAAATACTGCTTGAGGGAGCAAATGATGCAAAGTCCGAGAATAAGATACGAGGCATGACGCTCGGCGGAGCGTACTGCGATGAGCTGACGCTATTCCCTAAGGACTTTTTTTCGATGCTCCTGTCACGTTTGTCGGTCAAGGGCGCAAAGCTGATTGCTACAACAAACCCGGATGTTCCGACGCACTGGCTAAAAAAGGAATATATAGACAATGCCAAGGTCGATATGCTTGTATTACGATTTCTGATCGATGATAACACAACGCTTCCCGAAGAATACGTCAGGGAGATAAAAAAGGAATACACGGGTGTTTATTTTGAACGCTTCATTTGTGGCAACTGGGTAGCGGCGGAAGGTGTTATTTACCCACTGTTTGCCGACAACCCATCAAGATATATTGTAGATACACTTCCCGAAGATCTTATGTTTGTTACCATAGGAGGAGACTTCGGCGGAAACGGTTCGGCTCATACCCTTAACGCTACCGGATTCACTAAAGGCTTTCAGTCGGTCGTAACGCTTGACGAATACTACCGCAAGGAAACAATATCACCGTATGAACTTGAAAATGATTTCTGTAATTTCATTGAAGGTGTATGCCGGCGATGGAAATGCACTGAAATATATCTTGATTCAGCGGAGCAAATACTGATTAAAGGTGTACGTCTCGCCGCTCAGAGGAGAAAGCTCCGTGTGAATATCCACAATGCACGGAAAGGTTCAATCAACAATCGTATATTGTTCTATAATCGTCTGATTGCGGCTGACAGATATAAAATCATGTCGCACTGCAAGCATACGATTGAAGCGTTCCAGACCGCTATCTGGAAGCCGAATGTGACGACCGAAATACGTCTTGATGACGGAAGCATAAATATTGATAGCCTTGACGCACAAGAATACAGCACCGAAGCCTATATGACTAATGTCTTCGATGCGGAAAGGAAAACGTGATGTCTATATATACTTATATAAAGCAGGCGTTCCCAAATGTGCCAATAGTCGATATATCCGACTATTACACACGGCACATCGAGCCTGCAAAACGTATCTATCAGGGCAAACCGCCGTGGAGAACTGTTACAAACAGCGGAATAAAAAAGAAAAGCCGTCCCAGAGCTATGACGAATATGGCAAAGGTTATCTGCGACAAGCTCGCCACGATGACTTTTTCAGAACAGTGCGATATATCTGTTGATGACGAAAAGTACAACGATACGGTAAGTGAGGTTCTTGAAAATAACTGTTTCTGGGAGCGTTTTCCCGAATTTCTTTCCCGGTCATACGCACTCGGCGGAGGAGTAATAAAGGTGTATCTTGAAGATAATGTGATACGTCTGAATTACATAAATGCCGATCGTTTCTTTCCGACAAAATGGAATAACCGTCAGATCACAGAAGGTATTTTCTGCAACGACTATGTTCAGAACGGTTTCTACTACAAGCTGTTCGAGTATCATACATTGCAGTCTGATGGAGTTCACATTTACCACGTCCTGCGGCGAAGCGATTCACGCAGTTATCTCGGTCAGGAAGTTCCCGTTTCGGAGCTGTTCCCGGAACTTGACTATGAAATGGTGTTCAAAGGCGTTCAAAAGCCGTTATTCTGCTATTTTAAACCTGCAGTCGGAAACAATATGGTTTTCGACTTGCCGCTCGGCTTGCCTGTTTTTGCTAATTCGATCGATACGCTGCGTGAGATAGATGTGATCTTTGACAGCTTGGAGCGGGAGTTTATCCTTGGCAAAAAGCGTATCATTATTCCTTCGGAATGTGTTAAGTCGACCTATGACAGCGACGGCAACGAAGTAAAATACTTTGACACCGATGACGAAGTATATCAGGCATTCAACGCCGATGATGCGCCGAAGCTGAATATATCCGACAATACCCAGTCCCTCAGAGTAATCGAACACGTTGAAGCTTTGAAGCTTCAGCTGAATATACTCAGCACTCAGCTCGGATTTTCTCCGGGAACGCTGTCATTTGACAGTAATTCCGGCGTAAAAACGGCGACAGAAGTTGCCGCCGATGAAAAGGACACACTTCGCACCGTGCAGAATAATAAGAATATCATATCCGAGGTGCTTGAAAGTCTTGCAACGGCGATTATAGAAATAACACAGGCTTCGGAGGAAGTCAGCAAAGATTATACGGTTTCTGTAAATTGGCAGGATAACATTATCGGTGATGACAACACCCGTATAGATAACAATATCAAGCTTGTTCAGGCAGGGCTTAAATCAAAAATTCGTGCTATTATGGAAGCACAGAATATTGATGAAGCAGAAGCCGCAGAAGAACTGCAGCGTATTGCAAAGGAAAATGACATAGACGGCGGCATACTGGACGGTGACAGCTATGAATAAGCTGACTTCCCTACAGCTGTCGCAAGGCATGACCGATCTAATAGTCGGGCTTGAAACTGACCTTATTGCAAACATAGCCGCCTATCTTGCCGCAGGGAGAATTGAAGAGGATACGGCGAAGTGGAAAATGAAGAAGCTCGCCGAGCTTGGCAAGCTGACTAAGCAGAACGCAAAAACGATAGCTGAATATGCAGGAAAAACGCCCGAGCTTCTGGAGCTTACGCTTCAGAGAGCGGCAAATTCCGCTATTCAGGAGCTTGCACCGGGATTAAAACGTATGGTGCAAGAGGGGCTTATTGATAGACGAGCCACGCCGTCAATGTCCGGCAATATGTTAAACAGTCTTAAAATGCTTCAAAAACAGGCAAAAAAAGACCTGAACCTTACAAATACAACGATGAAGTATAAGGCAAAGAACGCCGCTATGCAGGTGATCAACCGTACCGCCGAGCTTGCAAATAAGCAGGAATACATAGACAGTCTTAATAAGGCTGCGGGCAAGGTAGTTACCGGCATAGAGGCACGTCAGAGTGCCATGCGTGAATGTATCGGCGAAATGACGCAGAAAGGTATCCCGGCATTTGTCGATAAAAACGGTCGGAACTGGACGCCGGAAGCATACACTAATATGTGTATACGCTCCACTGTAGGAAGTGTTGCCAAAGAAACACAGTTTTCCCTTATGGATGAATATGGGCTTGATTTGATTGAGGTCAGCAGTCACAGCGGCGCAAGACCACTGTGTGCGAAAGATCAGGGGAAAATATTCAATCGCAACGGCGGCGGAGGTTATACTACAGACCTTGACGGCAAACGTATTAAATTCTATGCTTGGCGGTCAAGCTCATACGGCAAGCCTGCAGGGCTTCTCGGTATAAATTGTGGTCATCAGCTCTATCCGTTCCTGCCCGGAATAAGCGTTCAAACATATTTTCCGTATGACGAAAAGGAAAATGCCGAGCAGTACGAAAAAATCTGCAACCAACGTGCTCTTGAACGCAAGGTCAGAGCTTCCAAACGGGAATGTACCTCTCTTGACACTCTCGGAGATAAAGAGGGTTTTGACAAGGCGGCTTATAAGCTCAAGCAGCAGGAACAGCAGCTTAAAAGCTACTGTGAGAAAAACGGGCTTGCATACAAGCCCGACCGCACCGCTACTCCGGGATATGGACGCAGTCAAGCGGCTAAGACAACAGCAAGCTATAAGGCGGCGGTTAAGGCAGAACAAGAGCAGATAAAGCTTATTGATGTTGACAATTCTGCTGTTAATGATATAATAAGGTCAAGCGGTAAAGGGAAATCTATTAACAAATCTGAACATTATTATGAAAATTACGGAGAAGTTAATATCAATGATGGTAAAGCTGTTTCTTCTGAATTAAAGAAATTTATTACAGAAGAATCACAAAGTCCTATTGAAAAATGTCGTGTAATAAACAAAAGAGGAAAAATGTATACTGTTTACGGTGATGAATATACTGTCAATACCGGACTTCTTGGTGACGAAATGGATGGTAGTATCAATATCCATAATCACGTTAAGGGACAAAGTCAGTATTCCTTTAGTAAGGAAGACCTTGTTGAAAGTATTCGAGACGGTTCATACATTTCATATGCTTGTGACGAGAAATATCTTTACACGATGATTATTAAAAATAAGACGCCTGCTGATTTAGCCGAACAACTTTATGAAGAAGCAAGACTTGAAGTGGATGATATTCTATTTCATAATCCAGAACTCATACCGTTAGGAGATGAACAACATGAAAGAATTAAAAGAGCCTGTGAAAAACTCGGAATCGCATATAAACGCTCAAAACTACCCTGACGGTTGTTATGAAGAATTAGAAAAGCTAAAAAAAGAATATCAGTCACAATATTCCAATATCGAATCTAAGTATAAAGGTTTTCACGGACGAGATGACAGATCAGCAAAAGAACTTATGGATTTAACCATAGCTTTTCGTAAACGAATTAAAACCATAAGAGATAAATACAACGTTTAAGCACCCTTTCGAGGGTGTTTTTCTTATGACAAATTATATGATTAAAACAGCACTTTCACGGTGCTGTTTTTATATTACCTATTTTACAGAAAGGAAAATCATTATGGATGAAAAAATCACAACATCGGCAGCTGAAAATGCCGAAAACACAGCTCAGGCAGAACAGGCAGCTGCCCCCGCTCAGAGCAGCACACAGGACGGCACTGCCACGGAAGCTGTTACGCAGTCCGAACCGCAGGCTAAGCAGAAAGCCGAACCTTCCGGAAATTCAGAAACAGGAAATGCTGACGGCGGAAAATCAGGCGGCGCAGAATCCCCCGGCGAAAGCGACAACTCTCAGGAGGAAAACAAGCAGGAGATAGCCGAGCTTAAGGGCAAGGTTCATGCACTTTCTGTCGGCGTTGCGGCAGATTGCATTGATGATGTGCTTGCGCTCGCAAAGTCAAAGGTCGCCGGAGATGTTACACTTGACAAGGCTATTGACAGTGTGATCGAAAAATATCCCAACTTCAAGGGAGAAAAACCTCCCAAGGCAATAGTTACGTCAGCTGTTGCAACTGCAAACGATGAACAGAAAACAGCCGATGAAGCAAGAATCAACAAGATAATGGGTATTAAGTAAGCCCGGAAAGGAAAATCACTATGGCAAATTCAATTACAAAATTCAAGGCGTATATCGACAAGCTCGATACAGTCTATCAGCAGGCTTCCGCCACATCTATTCTTGATGCTGATGCGGATACGGTGAGAATGGGCGCAAAAGCAGGAGAGTTTCTTATTCCTAAGATGAGCATGGACGGTCTTGCAGATTACTCTCGTTCAAGCGGTTATGTCAAGGGCGATGTCACGATCACCTATGAAACCAAATCGTGCAACTATGACAGAGGTCGTAAGTTCTCCGTTGACGCTATGGACAACGAAGAAACGGCTGGTATTGCGTTCGGCAAGCTTGCAAGCGAGTTCATAAGAACAAAAGTCGTTCCCGAAATGGACGCTTTCCGCTTTGCAAAATATGCAAGTGCCACAGGCGTTCTCTCCGCCGCCGAAGCTACTCCCACCGCCGGTACAGCTGTCCTGACAGCTCTCCAGACCGCTGTCAATGCGCAGGACGAGGCAGAAGTAAACGTTGACGGAAAGATACTCTTTATTACGCCTACACTGCTTACGCTTGCGAAAAACGTTGACACAACAAAGAGCAAGGCTATCCTTGACCGTTTTGAAAAGATCATCACTGTTCCGCAGACAAGATTCTATACGGCGATCGATATGAAGGATGGCACCTCAAGCAACGAAACCGCAGGCGGATATGCAGGCGCAACGGGCGGCTACAAGATAAACTTTATGATCATCAACCGTGATTCTGTTATCCAGTTCGGCAAGCACACAGTAAACAAGGTCGTTGCTCCCGAAGAGAACCAGACAGATGACGGTTATATGTTCTTCTACCGTGCTTACAGCATTGCTGAAACATACGAAAACAAGGTAAAGGGTATCTACCTTAACCGTGATACAACGGCGCTGACATAAGGAGGTTTCTATGACAAGAGTAGGATTTACAGCCGAAGATCTGGCGGATAACACAGTTCAGCAGGAGCAGAAAACAACTTCGGCAAACAAAAAGCAGTCTAAGCAGTCAAAGAAGCCGGCGGAGGTATCCGATGCAGCAGATAGTTACACCTGACTACTACAAAGACGTTTTCTGCGGCGAGTTTGACGGTGACGAAAAGGAGCTGTCTAAGCTCCTTGAGGTTGCATACATTATTATATATAACGAAACCTGCGGCAGAATAGCTCAGTTCGACAGTCTGGATAAAAAGGTTCAGACGGCTGTTAAAGATGCTATCTGTTGGCAGGTTGATTATATATCAGCAAACGGCGGTCTTTCATTCGTGCATGACGGCAGCTTCAGCAATATTTCACTCGGCAGTTTCAGCTATTCGGCAGGCGGAAACAGTAGCGTATCGGATGGAAAACTACCCATGTGCAATGTGTCATACGGCTTGCTTTTATCGACCGGGCTTATGTATAAAGGTCTTGATGCGTTATGATGAAACCTATACCACGCAGTCTTTTGATACACACTGCCGCTGTTGTTGCCGAAAAGACCGACAGATGGGGCGAAATCTCCGAAACGTCTACGGAAACATTGAAATATGTCCGTATAGAACCAACAGAGAGTTATACCAGCGATAAGCAGAATAATCGGGTAAAGGTTGACGCAGTCATGTATTACGATTGCCGTAATTCCTCTCCGTCAAATTTCAAATTTGTGCCGGGCGCAAAGGTGATTTTTGAAAAAATGGAATACAGGATTGCAAGCATAAAGCG